AAGAGCAAGGACTAACTTTCACTTTTTTCAATTCACACTTTCCAGTCAATTCCGACTGTTAAACAACCAAAGGAGACACTAAGATGGAAAAGAATATACTAACCGAACAGGCTCTCCGTAAGTGGAAGCCCGTTCTAGACCACAACGACATGGCTGCGATCAACGATCCGCACCGCCGTGCGGTAACTGCCACCCTCCTAGAGAATCAGGAGCAGGCAATCAAGCAACAGATGCTAGCCGAAGGCCCAACAAATGCCGTTGGTGGCGGTATGTCCAATATAATCGGTAGCGAAGGCAACAGCAGGGGTTACGATCCAATTCTTATCCAATTGGTTCGTCGCGCTATGCCCAACCTGATGGCTTACGACATCTGCGGCGTTCAGGCAATGTCTGCTCCTACTGGTCTAATCTTTGCAATGCGTGCCAAGTATTCTAATACCGCTGGAACTTTTGGCGAAGAAGCACTTTTCAACGAGCCTGATCCTGCATTCTCTGGTTCTACTGCTTCCTATTCTTTTAGCGGAAGCACTCAAGGTGGAGGTAGCACTGGTGGTACTGGTGGTCTTGGTGGAACCTTTGGATTTGTTGATCCATTCCTAGGTGTTCTCGGACTGGGTACTCCAGGATCAAATGTTGGTTTGACACAGGGTATCGGCATGAAGACCTCGGTTGGCGAAAGTGCAACTCCCAACGAAATGGGATTCAGCATTGAGCGTGTTGCAGTACAGGCTAACACCCGTGCTCTCGCTGCTTCTTACAGCGTAGAACTCGCTCAAGACCTCAAGGCTGTTCACGGTCTAGATGCAGAAACCGAACTTGCTAACATTCTCAGCACAGAAATTCTGTCTGAAATTAACCGCGAAGTGGTTCGTACCCTATATCGTACTGCTAAACTTGGTGCACAACAATCGGATCTGTACTATAACACCGTTGTTGGTGGTCTAACCGCTACTGGTACTAGTGCAGTAGGTGGCGTGTACGATCTCATTCAAGACTCTGACGGTCGTTGGAGCGCGGAAAAGTTCCGTGGTCTAATGTTCCAGATTGAGCGTGAGTGCAACCAGATCGCCAAGGATACCCGTCGTGGCAAGGGCAACTTCATCATCTGCTCGGCAGATGTTGCTTCTGCCCTCGCAATGGGTGGCTTCCTGAACATCAGCCCCGCGCTGAATGTCAGCCTTGATGTTGATGATACTGGCAACACTTTTGCTGGTACTCTAAACGGCAAGGTCAAGGTGTACATTGATCCGTACATTGACACAACTTCTACAAGTGCAAACTTCGTAATGGTTGGTTACAAGGGAACCAGCCCCTACGATGCAGGTGTGTTCTACTGCCCGTATGTCCCACTACAGATGATGCGCGCAGTTGATACCACGACCTTCCAGCCCAAGATCGCGTTCAAGACGCGCTACGGCATGGTAGCAAACCCCTTCGCAGAAGGTACTAACTCTGGTACTGGTCGTCTCAATACCCGTGTTAACAAGTATTATCGCATCTTCCGCGTAGACAACCTGCACGGCGTAGCGTCGTAATAGTTGAAGTAATCTGAAGACTTGGGGGAGAGGCTCAACCTCTCCCCCTTTTCTTTTGGTGTCTAAATACTTACACATGGCAAAAGGCGAACCATTCGATTTCAGTAGTATTGAAGACGGGATTTTGTCCCGTTACCCTCACTACATGAATCCTCTGCTACCGACCTACTATCGGTTCAATATTGCACGGCTTCCAAAGGTATCTTTTTTTTGTCAAAGTGTTTCGCTTCCTACTGTGTCAATGAGCGAAATCATAATGCCCACCCCATTTCAACAGATTTCTCGTCCATCCAAACTAGATTTTGACGAATTAAATTTGGGATTTGTGATTGACGAAGATATGGGCAACTATCTTGAAATATTTAATTGGCTGCGATCTATGACTAATGTTGAGAATTACGAAGAGTTCAAACCGTCAAATACCCATATCACCACAGCCAATCTAATTATTTTGAATTCTACCAAGAATCCCAAAATGAATATTACATTCCATGATCTGTATCCTCGTATACTGTCTTCGGTTGATTTTAGTTCAACTGTTATTGATCCTGAACCCTTTGTGGCAAACTGTACTTTCAAGTATCGCAGTTTTGACATAGAGGTTTTATAATATTTTTGACAAATACTTTCGTTTGACATCCATTGAATCTCGTGTATACTCCTCCGATGGAGATTTGTTTATGACCCTAGACGACATTCGCAAGGAATTGGAACGGGATACCCGTATTGACGATTCAGCACTAGATACAGAATCCCTACGCATTCCACAACTTCACAACAAGTACATGAACTTCCTGTTGGAAGAACGGCTCATGTTTGCCAAGTACGAAAACGAGGTGGCTGTGGTTACTCGTGACAAGTGGGAGTACTACACAGGCAAGATGAGCGAAGAGCAGTTGGCAGCGCGTGGATGGGAGCCGTTTAATCTCAAGATTTTGCGTAACGATTTAGACATGTATCTGAACGCTGATACAGACATCGTGAAGGCTCGTCAGAAAATGTACTACCAAAAGGAAAAGATTGGGTTATTGGAAGAGATTGTGAAAGAACTAAACAATAGACATTGGAAGATTCGTAATGCTATTGAGTGGAGAAAGTTTGTAAATGGACAGTAAATTACTTAAACAAGATACCGTGAATTGGTGGGTTGATCGGATGCACCTACAGGATGTGTGGGGTATTGCGTCTAAACACTCTACCGATTCACGAACACAGGTGGGTTCTGCTTTGGTTGTTTCCGGAAATGGTGGAATCGTGCTTTCGTCTTGGAATCGTGTGCCTGATTGTGTGCGTCTGACAGGGCAGAATCTAACCATAGACGCGAAGAATTTTTGCACAGAACATGCCGAACGCTCCGTTTTGTTCAAAGCATTAAAAAATGGATTACCAACCGAAGGCTTGCACCTGTATTGCACATGGGCAGCGTGTGCAGAGTGTTCTCGTGCAATAATTGAATTTGGCATCAAGCGTGTAGTAACTCTGCGTCGTTTGGTGGAACGCACACATCCAAGATGGGAAAAATCGGTTTGTGCAGGGCTACAGATGATGAGTGATTCAGGTGTTGATTTGGTTGGATGGTCAGGAGATATTGGTAGTGATCTAACCATACGGTTCGCAGGAGAAACTGTAACCAAAGAAGTCCTAAAATAATGATAGACCTTGATGTAAGCATAGTTGACTCTGTTTGGCTCCGCGTTCAATGCGAGCGCGGTGTTGCCAAAGAGTTGGCTGACTTTTTTACATTCAAGGTTCCCGGTTACAAGTTTATGCCTGCGTATCGTAGCCGTATGTGGAACGGCGAGATTTGCCTGTACAACATACACACACAACAGATATACGGTGGGCTTGCTGAATACATTGAAAAGTTTGCCGCAGAGCGTGGATATTCTGTGAGTATGCCTGCCACAAACGGGTTCAAAACCACCACCGATGCTGTAAGAAGTTTTATAGAGGATTTCTTACAGGTGTGTGTGGGCGGCAAGAAAGCCAAAGCCCATACACACCAAATAAACGCTGTGTATCACGCTATAGAAAAAGAGCGGTGCTTGTTGTTGTCTCCCACAGGTAGTGGCAAGAGTCTTATCATATATTCGCTGCTACGATACTACTTGGACAAGATCCCCAAGGACAAAAAGGTGCTGATTATTGTGCCTACGGTGTCTCTTGTGGAACAGATGTACTCTGATTTTATTGACTACTCATACGATAATAATTGGCGCGTGAATCAGAACTGCCACAAGATTCTGGCAGGCGCAAGCAAGACCACAGACAGGCGTGTGGTGATTTCCACATGGCAGAGCGTGTTCAAGCAGAACGAAAAATACTTTCAGCAGTTTGGTGCTGTGGTTGGTGACGAGGCTCACCTGTTTAAAGCCAAGTCGCTTACCTCTATTATGACCAAACTAAAGACCTGCCCGTTTCGTGTAGGCACAACAGGCACACTAGACGGCACACAAACGCATCGTCTTGTGCTTGAAGGGCTGTTTGGTCGTGCGTATGAAGTCACCAAGACCAAAGACCTGATGGAAAAGAAAATCCTCAGCGATTTGAAAATTGATTGCATCGTGTTGGGCTATCCCCAAGAAGATTGTCAACTACTCAAGCGAGCCAAATATCAAGACGAGATCAAGTGGCTTATCTCTTCACAACGACGAAACACATTTATTGCAAACATGTGTGAAAAATTAAAAGGCAACACGCTTGTATTATTTCAATTCGTTGAGGGACACGGTGCGGAACTACATAAGTTAGTGAGTGAGTGTGTTGATTCTGCTCGTAAAGTTTTCTTTGTTCATGGAGGA